TGTCCGGCTCACCGTTTTTGTCATAGGCTTGTTGTTCCAACCCAAGAGCAATGTTGGGGCATTTATCAATGTTTATGTAGTATAAGCGATGGCCTTCATTGTTGCAAAGAGCCATATTGACCGCTGCGACCCTGTCTTTTACCCGACCGTTCGCCCTTGGTGCGTTGATAGTGAACCCAGCGTTTCTTAACAAAACCAAGTCGCTAGATGCCGCGTTAGTAGTGCTTGTTGCCCCGCCGCTTGCGTCTGGATAGACAATTATTGGGTTGTCAGGATACCTGTTGCTCAATGTTCGTATAACGTTGGGCGTGTCCTGGCCTCCGCTTAGCTCATCTACCGCGTAAGCGTTGCCATCTCTCATTACATGAATAGCAGCCGCCATGTTGTTAACGTTAAAGTCCATCCCTATGTGCAAGGTCTCGCTCTTATTGGCTTCAGCCAAGGTTCCATTAAGCGCCCTGTCCCAGTTCATGTATACCGAGCCGCTGGTCAAGTTAACAAAGTCGCCCTCAATATAGGCGTTCAACAGATGCGTGGGGTATGTTTCGCGCAAAGACTGTATATACCCGTCCGGCAGGTGCGGGTTACTGTATGTCGGCGCTTTTATAAGTTGATAAGACTCAGTTGGGTTCTTTTTCCACTTTTCATAAACAAACCTAAAGCCCTCGGGTGTCGTACCAACCGCCACGCTATTTATTTTGCCATTGGCTTTCTTTTGCCGGTTACGGGCAATAATCTTATTCCATACATTACTTGCTTTGGCTTTGGGCAGAGTATCAAGCTCATCAATCAAGCTGTCGCCAACTTCGTAACCAACAATTGAATCAGGGTTCTGCATTGTCCTAAATATGATGCAACGCCCGTTTACCTTCATAAGGTGTTCAGACCTGTTTAGCTCATATGGAACACCAAGGTCTTCTAGTGCGGCCTGAAACCTAGGGTAGGCAATTGTCCGAACAAGCGGATAGTCAGGCAAGTAATAAGCTATGTCGCCACCACCATCTTCAAACAATAGCCGCAAAGCCCTAAGCACAAGAGCGTGCGTTTTACCAGCACCAAAGCCAGCCACCATCGCAGGAAACCGGCGTGTGCTGTTCGCTAAAGCAGTCTGTGGTTTAGTAGCTCTCGCGGCTATTCGCATCATCTTCTAATATCTCAAACGAACGGACGTTGTGGTTAATCGTTGCAACCGCTTTGTCCTCTTTCCATCCTGCCTGCGTCTTTAGGTAAAAGATAGCAGCGGCAACGTTACCAGTTTGGGCTTGGGTAATTAAGTTTGATGCCACATTTCCAATTGCTTTGGCTTTGCCTCTTTTATATGCATCAGAAACCTCGGGCTGCCGGCTCTCTATTTCTCGCAAGGTTGTCTCGCTAATGCTGAAGTAATCGGCCATTTGCCCTTTGGACAACACAGATGCCAGTTTTTCAACTTGCTTAATTTGCTCGTAATCAAACACCACCAACGGGCGTCCTCCACCATCGCCTTGGTTGCCTATTTTAGCCATTAGCAACCCCTGTAAACACCTCTCCAGTCACTTCGTGAACGGCTTGCTTGCCGCTAAACTCTTGCCAGCGTTTGACGATGACGTCACAGTATTTAGGGTCGAGTTCCATAACCCGAGCAAACCGACCATTCTTTTCAGCAGCAATTAAGGCTGTCCCGCTTCCGCCAAAACTATCAAGCACAATGTCGCCGCCCTTGGTGTTATTGAGCATCTGATACTCAAACAGCGCCACGGGCTTCATGGTTGGGTGCTCACCGTTACGGGTTGGTCTGTCAAACTCAAGGATTGTCGTCTGCTTGCGGTCTGCAGCCCACAGGTGGCCAGCTCCTTCTTTCCAACCGTACAAGCAAGGCTCATGCTTCCAATGGTAGTCCTGCCGCCCCATGACAAGCGATGACTTTTTCCAAATCAAACACTGTCGAACCTTCCACGCAGCGTCTTGGCAAGCGCCTCGGAAGTTGTAACCCTCTGAATCGGCGTGCCAGATATAAAACACTGCGCCAGCCTTCATCACCGTGTCAGCGGTCACACAGGCATCGCGCAGGAATGTGCGAAAGTCCTCGTCGGCCATGCTGTCGTTTTGAATCTTGAGCGCGTCCTTGGTCTTACCTTCATACGCCACGTTGTAGGGCGGGTCTGTCAGCCACATATCAACCAACTGGCCACTGGTTAACTTTTCCATATCGTTTTGACTGCATGAATCACCGCACATCAGCCTGTGGTTACCAAGTATCCAAACATCGCCCTCAACGGTTACGGGCGTTTCTGGAGCTTCTGGTACGTCATCCTCATCGGTTAACCCATCTACCTGTTCAGGCTCCAATAGGTTTGCCAACTCGTCAGCGTCAAAACCGATTAAAGACAAATCAAAGTCAAGGTCTTTTAACTCTGTTAATTCAACTTTAAGCATTTCATCATCCCACCCAGCGTTTAACGCCAGCTTGTTGTCGGCAATGATGTAGGCTTTCTTTTGCGCGTCCGTGAGGTTTGTTAGCCGTATGCACGGCACTTTGTCCAGCCCCAGCTTACGTGCCGCCATAGTGCGACCATGGCCAGCAATGATGCCGCCCTCTGCGTCTATCAATATAGGGTTTGTGAATCCAAACTCGCCTATGCTTGCGGCTATTTGCGCGACTTGCGCGTCTGAGTGCGTTCTGCTGTTCCTAGCATAAGGAATTAGCGTTTCAAGAGCAATATGTTCTAAATTGTTCCCGACTTTATCCATTGTCGTCATGGGTTCTCCATTGGTAAATCCAAAGTGAAACCATCATACCAAAAAAAAGACCACTGCGTTAGTGGTCTAAAGTCGCTACAAACGACTAGGAGAAAGAGCCTTCATTGTACCCTGTCTTTTATTAATCGCCTAGCCTCTGCGTTGTAGTGCCTTGCAATTTCAATCAACCCTTCTTTGGTGTACTTCCTCAGCGTAGTGTCAGATTCGAGTAAGTTAAGTTGATGTTCACCAATCCGCTCTAGAAGTCGCTTGCGATACTCAACAACGTTTCCGCCAAGCCAGTTATTGCAATGCTTGCATTGCCCGTGTACGTTGTCCTCAACAAACCTCATGTGCGGAGCTGAACCAACCGACCTGTAATGTCCTGCGTCAAATGTGTTTGGCGTGTCTTCTAGAGGCTTGTCACACGATATGCAAGGCTTGCCTGTATCTCTAGCTCGGATGTACGAATTAAACGCAGCCTGCGCCTTTTTGACCAACTGCGGTTTGGTTTGCAGTGCATCCAGCTTTAATTTTGTTTCTTGCTTGTCTTTCTTGACTTTAACCGCCTTGACCAGTTGCATTGCACAAGCTGGGCTACAGCAAGTTTGTAGCGGTCTGGCTGGTTGAAACGTATTTTTGCATACCTTGCACTTCTTTGTTTTCATTCGCCCACCTCGAAACCTTTGTCTGTTGCCCAGCAAATAAGCCACTCTGTAAACTCGCTTGCGTCTGCCTTATTGAATTTGCGCGACTGTAGACCGAGTTGAACCACCCTTTGGCCATCTAAGCTGGGCGCTACCTTACCTGCTGACCTGCCAGTCTCGCTTGCCCACTGGTCAATCAAGAAACGCTTCCAGCTTTCGCCATCCCACTTAGCCCCCGCATGCTCTGCCTGCTTTTCAATCTTTCCAATAATTGCGTGATACATCTCATTTTGAGGCTGGCTACGAGTCTCGCTTGTGACTTCCAAAGTAAATTTCTTACCCTTTATCAGATGAGGCTTCATCTTTTGATAGATGTCCGTTACAGCAGTGTGTGCCTGTTGCGTATTGTGTAGCGTTATTTTCATTTTCTGTTCTTCTCCAATGTCATTAGCGCCCTAATATCATCCGCGTACTTTTGACCATATTTTTTAGCCAATTTATCCATCACACCCCTAAACCACTCTGGCGCTTTTTCAGCCTGCCACTTGTAGCTGTACACTAACTCACGAGCCAAACCCTCGTCAGCGGCCTGTTGCGACCTTTTAGACTCGATGCTTTGTTGCACTCGGCGCTCGGCTTGCTCTTTCTTTGTGCCCCAGGGTATTAAAGACAACGCTTTTGCTTTTCTGTAAGTTTTGAATTCACTTTTAGTTGATGCACATTTTGTATCCCATCGCCGTTTAAATTCTTTGACCTAGCTTTACCACCGACAGTTCCAGCTCTTGAACGTCTAAAACTGGTGTCATCGCTAATAATACTTTTTCCAATAAACATTGTGAAGGCATTTGGTATTGGTTCTTTTTTCATATAGCAAGCCATAAGTTGAATGTAATTAATCCGCAAGTGACAAGCCCTACTGCAAACAGTATTACTGCAACAACCGATAGTTTTACTAAAACATTGCGCCAGCGCTGTGGGCTTTGATGTTGATAATTAATGTATGGCTCTGCGTCAATCGGTATTTGACTTGCCCTAACTCGCCGCTGTAGCCAAGCATTTGTTCTTCTAATTTCTTTTTCTGCGCTCATTGCTCTCTCCTTTTGTACTTATAAAACACGTGAAAACCAATTACTTCAGTCATTTCCAACCTGCCCGCCCAGCGAGGGTAGAC